TCTGCCATTAACATTTGTTCTGCTTGTGCTTCTCCTGCACCACCACCCATTGCTAAAAATGCTGTAGGTTGTCTTCTGCTTTGACCAGCACCTGATCTTATAAATTCTTCTTCATCTTCATCTAATGAACCACCCATTGCATAACCGGCTCTACCACCATCAGCTGCATAAAAATTTTGATCAACATATTTTTTCTTAGGCATAAAATCTAAACCAACACCCTTATCACCTAGACCACTGTAATAATTTCTTGCTCTTTGTGTAACTGCTGCCGGATCCATAGGATCAGAATCTGATGATTCTTCTTCATCTCCGCCACCACCCATAAAAGGAAGTGCTACACTTGCTGCACCTAAACCTAACATAGCAGCTTTACCTGGATTTTTTTTTGCAAAACCTAAAGCCTTACTACCTATATTGGATAAAAAACTACTATTTACATTAGGGCCTGTTCCTTTTGCAAACAACCCACCTATACCTGGAAGATTTCCCATACTAAATCCTTGCAAACCGGTTCTTTGCATTCCCAATAAACTACCACCACCAAGATAATAACCACCGGCAGCCATTAAAGCAGCTTTACCTAGTGGACTCTTAGCTACTTTTTTTACTTTACGAAAAGCTTTCTTAATAAAACCACCTAAACCATAGGCTTGTCTAGGGTCATGAACCATCATACCCTGATCGTACGTTTGTCTTGGTTGTTGCATTCTTGAAATTGCCATAAATATATCCTTAGTCTATCCGTTTTACTTTGTTTCTGCAGACAAATCAAGAGCTGGCATTATTACTCTAACGTCTCTTTTGATATCTTCGTCAGGTATATTAGCTGCTTTTAAAGCTTCTTCGTTTTCATAAACAAGCCCTGTTTTATTATTTGAAATCGTAGTTATTATTTCTTTTGGTATTAATGTTATCATTAGTCTATTTTCTCCTTTTTAATGTTTAAGTAGCTGATTGCTATATCAAATGAACCTGAGTTACTTGACTGCACTGTAAAAGCACTGCCGCCTTCTACTATTAATGGTTGGGTTAATAATTGTGTAGTGACATCAGCTGTTAAAGCTGCTGATTTAATGGCTGTGATACCATTGTTTGTAACTGTTACTGTAGGTGTAGATGCTGATGTAACAAGCAGTGATTTAATAATTATTGTTTCATTGACAGCTGGAAAACCTGCTCCTAATGGAACTAAAGCATTACCTGTTGTATTATTATCTATACCTTTAAATTTATATTGGTTTACTACTGCCATTATTCTAAAAAGAAACTCTTAGCTTCTATCTCCTGTTTTACTTCTTCTTGGAAAGAAGAATTTAATTTTACTATCATACTATCAAGGTCTCTAACCAATGATTGAATATTTCTTTGCTCATATTCTTTAGCTGCTCTGGTTAATGATTGTACAATTTTTGCCATTATAATAAACCTGCTAGGCCTCCGTTTTTAAAATTATATTTTCCATATATTCCAGCAGTTTTTTCTCCTGTAAATGGATCTATTTCAATTCCTCCAGTAACATTTACACCTTGCTTATTAAATTCACCTCTTCTGCTAGTATATGTTTCTGGACCGCTAGTGTATTGAAACCCTATTTTACCTTTAGGGTCACCCAATAAATTATTACCTTGTCCATAAAAACCATTTTTTTCAAAACCTGCTTTTAAACTAGGTTGTGTGCCTCCTTCAACTATTTCTTTAGAAAGGTTGGCATTAAATGTTCCATCATCATATGTCAATGAGGGTGTTAGATCAGCATTATAATAACTACCATCTTTAAATTTATCTTCTTGATAACTACCATCCAACCCTACTTTAAAATTATCTCCTATATTAAATGTTTTATCTACACCTAATTTATTAGTGGTGTATCCGTAATCGTTGTCTCTATAAGTAGATCCTGTTACGGCACCATCATCATAATTAAAACCTAATCTAGAATCATTTATAGTGCTGTCATTAGTGTTAAGATTTGCATTTAAATTAAAATCACCTAAATTATAATTAGCGCTACTATTTAAAATACCTTCTTCAATATTGGGACTATTAAAGTTAAAATTACCCATAGTATAATCACCACTAGTATTTGATTGAGTTCCAGTTGTATCAATTGATCTAGTTAAATTTAACCCATCTACTGGAGATATGGTTCCTTCAGCTATTGCTTTATCTATAAGAGTTTTAGCTTTGTCTCCTTGAATATATCCATATTCATCTTTAATATCTATATTAGGGTATTGTATATTTAAATCAGTAAGATTATTTGTGTACAAATTTTTATTTATTACCTTAGGTTCGCTGTTTCTAAAAAATGGGCTATTTCTATTGTTGTTGCTAAGAGTAAAATATTTTTTTATTGTATCAGACATCAAGGGAGCTTCTTTTGTTTTAGGTAATTTTTTCTTTATCGCTTTTTGAATTTGTTTGCTAACATTAATATTTTGGCTATCACTTGCGCCATCATTATCGCCGCCACCAAACTGTGAATCAGAACCATCACTTGGGTTATCACCACCTTCTCCTCCAGTATCTCCTGGTCCTGGAGCACTGGTACTAGTACCAAAATCATCTGATGAGGCATCCATTCCACCACCTTTAAAATTTACTCTACCACCAAAGAAGTATCCGGCTCTACCACCATCGGCTAAATTTTGATTATAACTTTGAGCTGAACCTGTATTTGGGTCATTATCCCTCATTGCAGCTCTTACGGCATTTGCATTACTACCTAAACCTACACTACCATCGAAATCCGAGTCTCTACGATCTGTTATGTTGTCATCTCCTGATGCATCGTAACTAACACCAGTAGTTGTACCATCATTGTCACTAGTAGTACCAGTACCAGTAGTGGTATTAGAAGATTTTTTCTTTTTTAAAAACCTTGTTATAACATTGTCATCAAAGAATTTAAATTCTTCTTCCTCTTTTGGATTTTTTTTAATAAAATCTGCGTCTTTGTTAACTATATTATTTATATCTCCATACTCATTAATAGCCCCTATTCTTTTTGTTAAATCTTTAAATGATTTTGTAGTTGTATAATCTTGACCTTTAGTCTCATATGATTTAGTCTTACGTTTTATCGTGTCGTTAATCGTTTTTATTCTTTTATTAAGTGTCTCTTGAGTAATTTTGTTTGCATTATAATTTGCCATAACATTCTGTGCCGTATTATAATCACCTTCCCCTTGAACAATTCTACCAATGTTATCTGTATAAATCCCTGATCCTCTTAATTCATTTTCTAAATAAGCTCGTTTACTAGTCGGAAGTATCTTGGATAAAAATTTTCCTCCAAGCTCTACTGCTTTAATTCCTGTACCAAGTATTGGAACATTCCTTGCAAACTGTTCAAATTTTGATTGTTCTGGTTCATCTAATCCATAATAATTACCAGTAACATTTTGACCAGTAAGACTTCGAGAACCATCATTATTACGGTTTACATTATTATTCATCTCCATGTTTTTCATGGCTTCTGTACGTGTGTTGTAACTCACACCTGCTGTGTTTGGATTAAAACCAATTTGACCTGGGTTTCTACCCTCAAAATCTGTTTCTGGTGCTCCAACAAAAGACGTTTCATTACTAAATCTAGCGTCTTGTAGAGGATTAGGATTATAGTTTTTATTTGTTATTCTATTATCATCATTATAAAAACCACCACTTGCACTATTATTAAAAGCATTAGTATTTACTATACCTCCATCTTCTGCTGGCGTTTCTTCTACAGGTAGTTCATATGGGTTCTGTAAATATTTTTGTTTTGGAATATACTTAAGTCCTCTTGCTCTTATCTCTGCATCAGTAGCCATTATCTCATTCCTCCTGGTGATATATCTAATCTAAATGTCCCAAGTTTCCAGTTTTCACCTGAGGTTGTATTAGCAATTTGTAATTCAACTTCTCTGGCTCTTACTCTAGTGCTTTTAAAAGTTGTTGCAGAAGTGCAAGTAAAATTATTAGAAACTACTGCACTGTTTGGATAAATTCTAGTTTTAAAATTAACTGCAGTCGTCCCTGTTTGTTCAATAAAATCTGGTATAAATCTACTTATCCTCATTATATATTCACCATCTCCCCTAAGGTCAGGTGTCCCTACAGTTTGACCTGTGTTACTTCTTTTCTGGGTGATATCAAAAGCACCTGAAGTAATAGTACCTATTAAAGCAGTTACAACCCCTCCTGTATTTACTTGGTCGGTCCCTGTTTCCTGTGCATAGTATACTGTACTTCCTTGTGTGTTACCAGTTACATCAAAAGAATCGTCATCATTAGGGTCATAATAAGATGCATGAGGTTTACTGAAAATAGAAGAATCCTGCCAAGCAGTTCTAGCCAGACTACCAACAGTCCATATAGGACGTTGGGCTGTTGAGTCTAAGTAATTAAAAGTAACAACTCTGTCAACAACGGAAGAAGAGGCGCTACAATAGAACCAACTTATTTCTCCGTATAAATTATTTAATCCACTGTTAACTAAATCTCTTGATACAGTATTTATTCCCAATCCCGCATTGGTAGAATAAACAAAGTCTTCAACAAGACAAGGTAGTGTTCTTAACTGACCGTCGTAAGCAAAAAAACCATTTTCAGACATCCAATAAACAGATCCATCAACTTCTTTACATGCATTTTTACCTAAAAGACCGCAGTTAGTTCCTACCTGTGAAAAAGCAAATGTAAATGGTTGGCCTACAAATTGCATTAAAAATAATGCTGTATCGGTCCAAACATAAATAGCATCTCTACCTTTGATAGCCCCCATAATTCTTGAACCATCGGCTAACCTTTGAGTACCTGCTGTGTTTTCAGCTCTTACTATATAAGAATCAGATTGATCTATATTTTCTTGATCAGAGAACCTAACAAACATATCGTCTTGAGTGCTTGGATCCCCAATTGTAGTTTCTGTTCCGAAGAATACTAAGTGCCTATCTGGAGTAGATACTAATACATGACGTGACGCTGTTGGTGCATTTGGAATAACTGTTGCTCTAGTATTAACTGCATTTGCAGGTGCTCCGTCCCATTCAAAACATTTGCCATTATAAATCAATGCAATAAGTTTTTGACCATAATTATCTAAAACCCATAAACCAGGGTTAATTGTAAACTGTGTGTTTGCTGCGGCTTCGCCCCATGCTGTAAAGTCTGTTATGTCTGTAATAACAGCATTTTGAGAATGTGTAGTTGCAGTGGTCCCATTTGCTGATCTAGCTCCACCACTCAAAGTATTTGTTCCTGTGTTATTGGCTGTGTAGGATATATCTTCAGTCCCTATTCTTATTGTCCCCGATGCCGGAAACGCGTTTGAACTAGCAAGAACAATGTTAGTTGTTGTTGTATCTGTTAAAGCTGTTGCCAGTGTCGAAGTTTGTGAATTGGTTATTGTACCACTGTAATTTCCTGAACCCCAACCAAAACCAGCTGCTTGTCCAGAAGGACCAACACTATAGTAACAAAGAATAGATGTAGAACCCGCATTAGTTACAGGTGTCCCTACTTCTGCCGTGTCCATAGTAATAGTAAAAGTACTACTACTTGGTACAGAAGTTACCATAAATTTTTCATCTTCAAATGTAGCATTTGTAAAAGTAGAACCCGATAAACTACTAACACTGTCAAATAGAACAACATCATTTTCTATTAATCCGTGAGCCCCGGTACATGTTATCGTAACTGTTCGAGAAGAAGCCGTACTTGTAAAATTAGCACCAGTTAAAGTTTCTCTAATTGGGTGAATATCATAATAAATTCCATTTGAAAAAACATATAGAATACTATTAGTACCTATTGCAGCATACTTAGTGCTGTTGTTATTCTCCCAATGATGAATTTGTCTAGTTGCACCAGTAAGTTTACTGCTACCTAATTGACTCCAACCACCTATTTTTTCAGGTGTACCATACCTAAAACGAACATTATCACCGTCAAACCACTGCCCTTCGGCACCCGTTTCGGTAACTTGTTTATTGAATCCTGGAGCAAAGCCTAGTTTTTGTAGCATAGTTCCTCATTGTATATGCTTTTTATTATTTTGGTAGTACTATATTCCATTCTAGTTCGGATATCAAATCCTGTAAATAGACTTTTTGTAGTTTTTTTTCTTTTAAATGCTTATGTAGCTCTTCTAAATCAATTATAATCCATTTGTTTGGTTCTTCAAATACCATCTTATCTGCTCTACTTGCTATACTTCCTTTTTTACCTAGCTCGTTACCAGGCATGTTGAACATTAGCCCTACGTCAAATTTAAATTCTTGGTTGGATCTGTTTTTTAACCTTCCCTGAACATGCCATGATGTCGGTTTATCTGGATAAGTAATGTCTTCTAAGCACTCTTTAGAAAATCTTTGGATTTTATTTAAACCCATACCACCCAGTAATAATATACTTATTTCCTTTTATGGCTTTTCTACCTCTATGTGTAAAGATCCATTCACTTGGCCATATAACTGTTAAACCTTTTTCTGGTTTTACTTTTAATTTTTGATGATACCATTCTGTTTCACCACCATCTTTCACGTCATTAAGATAAGTCATAAAAACTAAATGCCTGTCGCTTACTTTTAAATCTGCTTTTTCACAATGCCAAGCATAATAAGCTTGAGACGATGTATATTTCTGAATATTAAAATCGTCATTTAGACCAAAAAATCCATACTTGTCACAAAACTTATATTTTTTTTTATACATTTGTAAACATTTATTTAATTCCGTAAAGTAAGAATTTAAATTTTGATCATACGCAATATTATTTTTATGCAAACTAACATCTGTACTATCTTTTACTTTTCTATTAATTACTTGTTTACCTGATTCTCCTGGTTTTTTATTATTAGATTTTTCAAATAAATCTATTAAATTATTACAAATAGAAAGATCGGATATATAATAGCCTTCAATAAAATTATTATTTTTATTTAATTTATGTTCTTTTAACATTTTTAAAAACAGGGGGTAAACCTAGTAAAGGTCGTTTATCTAAATAATTTTCTTTAGCTGTTTTAGAACTAGATTTGTTATAATGTAAAAATACTTGAGCGCAGTTTTTACCTTTGAATTCTTCTCGCCAATGTTCTAAATCACAACCAGAATATATTAACATGTCTCCAGGCTCCAAGTTAATTTCAATACCTGCTCTACTTGTATTACCTGTTGGGTCTAAATAAATTGGCCATGACTCACCGCCTAGATTCAACGTAGTAGATATCTCACATGAGTATCTATCTTTGTGTCGAGCCAAGACATCTCCGTTTTTATAAATTCTTGCATAGGAATAGGTTTCACTTAATTTTAACCCAGTATGTTTTTCCATAGTAGGTTTAACTTGTTGTAATAAAGTTTCCATTGCAATGTCACTATAATGTGAATAAGTGTTTGGAACTTGTTGATCATGCCATATGCCAAAATATTCTGTAAACGGTGAAATATATTTTTTATCAAATAAATATTTTGCAACAGATCTTTTATTTAAAAAATATTGATAGATAAACCCTGATAACTCAGGTGAGATTATTTTTTTTAATACAGTATATTTATTTTTTTTAAATGACATTTTTTTCCTTTATTTAAATGGGTACCCTAAATTCCAAATAACCAAACTATTTCTTTCTCCACTTTTAACTGGACATATTCTATGCCACACAAAAGAAGGAAAAACAACTAGAGATCCTTTAGGTAATATTTCAGTGCATTTACGTATGTTAGGTTTTTTATTTGGTTCATTATTTCTAAAATCAAATTCTAATTCTCCACCTTTATAATCTTTTGGATCGGATAAAGATACTGTTACTGATAGTTTTCTAATTTTACCATGCGTATTTTCTCCCGGTTTATCGTAGGGTTTATCCCAGCTATCACAATGCCAATCATAATATTGGCCTTTTTTATATTTTGTAAATTGACATTGTTCAGAAAAATCCCAATCGAAATTCCATCCTGAATCTCTATTTGCAGCATCTATGTAAGGATGTATTTCTTTATAAATCCAAGAGTCATCTATCCAAACAACATTTGAGTCTCTTGTTTTTTTTAAATCTTTAATTTCTTTTTTATTTAATTTTTTTTTATTATCATAACCACCGGTAATAGCTATGGTGTCTTGAATCTGATGACCATAACGAACAATGTCATCACAAATACGTTCTGGAATTACTGATTTAAAATAATGATAATAATTAAATAACTGCATATATACTTTCAATGTATAAATACCTTAATTTAAAACAAAAGTAAATAGTGAGTACTATAATTTATTCAGGAACCCAAGCTGTTCCGTTCCATTCGTAAAGTGTATTAGATTCAGTGCCATCATATCTACGGGCTTCCCAACCTTTAGTATTGTCAGCTTGATAAACTGTTTCATTCCACATAATTATATAAGTATATACAACTGGATTTTGTTCATCATCTATTATTGTTGGATAAGTTATTGGAGCTTGCCAATCATCATTAGCATCTAATGTCCATGATGGATATTCTTGAGGTGCAATAAATTTATCTTTTGTTGAGTCATAAATAAAACCCATACTAGCATATTGTTTTCTAAAATTGTTGTTGTAAGAAGTCTGTACCCATTTAATACCATCTGTTGAAAAAGGAACTATTGTCTCACAAAAAGTAGCCGCTGTTTCTGATTGATCCCCACCATGAGCATCAACATCAACATTATCAAATACTAATACTCTTAAAACTTTATTGTTGTTATCTAGTTCTGCAAAATGTGCCATAATATTAACTTAATGTTATTGTTCCCGATGTATTAAATGTTGCTACTCTATCACTTCCTGTAGTTGAAACTGAGTTACTTCCTGGAGAAACAGATACACCTGCTGAATTAGGTACACGTATTATAACTTGTCCAGAACCACCTGATTTACCGCCTGAGTTCCAGTTTCCGCCACCGCCGCTACCGGTATTTGTTGACCCACTATTACCACCGTTACCAACATTATTTGCTCCATTTCCGCCACCACCAGATCCACCAGATCCACCGTTTGACCAACCAGTTCCACCGCCGCCACCAGCTCTAGTAGTATTTGATCCATTAATTGAACTTGCTGTACCACCGCCACCTGGTCCGCCGTTATTGGGATTAGAATTTGATCCGCTGCCACCTGCTCCACCGCCGCCACCGCCGGCTAATCTTCTTCCAGTTCCACCAGGGTTTCCTTGTGATGGACTTACTGGAGGAGTGTTTCCGGATCCACCTGCAATATTTGCACCAGGTCCGTTAGTCATTCCACCACCACCACCTGATCCACCAGGAGCTCCTGCAACAGAAGCTGCAGCACCACCACCGCCACCACCTGCGGATGTTATTCCATTAAAACTTGAAGTTCCACCAGTTCCGCCTTGCGAGCTTGATGCTCCACCTGTTCCACCACCACCGCCACCAACAGTAACAGGATACGCTCCTGCTGATAAAGAAAAAGGACTTGCTGGTGCTGAAAAAGAAGTTCTAAAACCTCCAGCTCCGCCGCCACCCATTCCTCCAGCTCCTGCGCCTCCAGCTATAATTAAATAGTCTGTTGCTATCACTGATGCAGCAGCTCTAAATTGACCGATTGAAATTTGTCCCGAACTTGGGATAGGACCGTTAGGTGCGGGTGTAGCAGAACTAACTAAAGGGCCGCCTAAATAATATTCTGATATTTTTATTGGATTAGATCCACCAAATGTAGTTTGGATATCTGATAGTCCAACGTTTGTTGAAGGAACAGCCATTTACTAATCCTCCTTTTTTGTTAAACTTTCAACCTTATCTTGTAATTGTTTCACTGCTTCAATCAATAAACAAGTCAGTCTATCATATTTAACAGCTTTAATTCCATCAGGTCTTTGTCCAACAGCTTCTGGTAAAACTTTTTCTACTTCTTGGGCAATAACTCCCACGTCTCTTTTTCTTACAAAGTATCCATCTTCTCCACCTCTTTGGTCTATGTAAGATTTTTTCCAATCAAATAAAACTCCATTTAATTTTTTTACAGCTTCTAGTGCATTTGGAATATTTACAATATTTTCTTTAAGTGCAACGTCAGAAGAATAAAAAGCAGTTACATCATTAGTAGCTCTTATTTCTCCAGTTGTTCCTGAAGCAGCAGTTCCTACTCCGAAAGAGTCCACTTGTGTATCTTCAAATTCTACGTTACTTGCTGTACCTAGTCCTAAAGAAGTTCTAGCAGTAGCGCCACTTTCTGCAACCCAAGTTGAACCGTTACCAACAATTATATTACTGTCAGTTTTTGCTAAACCACCAATTGCCGTTAAATCTGCGTCGTAAGCTTGGACATTACTTCCAATAGCTACACCAAGAGAAGTCCTAGCAGTAGAGCCGCTTTCTGCAACCCAAGTTGATCCATTACCGACAATTATATTACTGTCAGTTTTTGCTAAACCACCTATTGCCGTTAGATCTGCATCATAAGCTTGAACATCAGTCCCAACAACTAAACCAGAAAAATTATTATTGATTTGAAAAACGCCAGTGTTTGTTGCAACACCATCAAGATATATAATTTTATATCCTTTATCATCTGCTGCAAATGTAACTGTTGCACCTGAACCAGATATTGCTTTTAATTGTAATGTTTGTGCATTAGTGGTTCCATTTTTAATAATGTAAAAAGTTTCTGTAAGAAGAGGAAATGTTAAAACTCTTGATCCCGTAAGAGCACCTGTTAATTCTATAATTCTTTGTTGAGCAGTACCTGTTAAAGCACCATCTGCAATAGTTAAATTTGTAGTTCCTGATCCTGCGACAGCTAGACTTAATACACCGCCTGTTAATTGTTCAATAAGACTTAAATTTGCGTTAGTTTTTGTTCCCCAAGTACCAGCATTTTCGCCGGTTGCCATTAGCTCTAAGCCAAGATCTGTAAAAGTTGATGCCATATTTTTGTTCTCCTATGCTACGTGTGTTACATCTGTATACGATGTATTACCTACTATGTCAACATCTTGGTATCCTAGTGTAATGATATCTCCTACAGAAGATGTTGTTGATAATCCTGTTAAACCCATAACATCTGCAGGTAAAATTGAACCTACTGCAGAAGTTGTTGATAGTCCAGTTAACGGAACTACTATCGCTGTAACCACAGAACCTACACTAGATGTTGTTGATAATCCAGTTAATGGAACCCCTATTTCAGGGACCAAAGTTCCTACACTAGATGTTGTTGATAGTCCTGTTAGACCCATTACATCAGCAGGTAAAATCGCACCTACACTTGATGTTGTTGATTGACCAGTTAGTGTTACTGAAAGATCACCTGTTATAGACAATGACCCAACTGCGGAATCTGCGTGTACTCCAGCTGGAGTTAATGCAATTCCAGTAAATATAATTGCACTACCTACGGTAACAGTTGCTGACTGACCGGTTAGTAATGCTTCTTCGTTTGATACAACTGATACTGATCCAACTGTTGAAGTTGTTGACAAACCGGTTAATGTAGCTCCTATCCCTGCAAGTAAAGAACCTACAGCTGATGTTGTTGGTAATCCTGTAAGTGTTAATGAAAGACTAGTTGTTGGAGATAATGATCCAACTGTTGAAGTTGTTGACTGACCGGTTAGACCCACTAGCTGTCCAGGAAAGTCTAATGAACCTACTGCAGAAATTGTGGCTAAACCTGAAAGAGTAACATCAATAGCAGACTCACCCCAGTTTTCAGCACCCCAAGTATCCTGACCCCAACCGGCTGTTTGATCAACACTGGTTGTAACTGAACCTATTGTTGAAGTTGTTGACTGACCAGTTAAAGTTAAATCAATATTTAATATAATGCCAACTGCAGGCGAACCTACTGAAGATGCTGACTGTACACCTGTTAAAGGAACTGTAATAGTTTGATCAGCTATAACATTGCCAACACTAGAAGTTGCTTGTACACCCGTTAATCCCATAACAATTTCTGCAGGTGTAATTGCTCCTACTGAAGAAGTGCTTGAGACTCCAGTAACAGATGTTATAATTTCATCTTGTTGACTCCAATTGTTTAATCCCCATGTAGCAATTCCCCAAGTATCACCATCTACAGTGTCTGCCTGCCCACCCATTCCTGAGTGATTGGTACAATAATAATAAAGTTGTGGTGCACTAGCGGCTACTGATATTTGAGTATATGCTCCAGCATTTCCTGGAGTACCATTGGTAGTTACACCAGTAGTGTATTCGGATCCACCAGCGTGTGTCCCATTGCTTGTTGTTGAAAATCTATAAGGGTGATTGTTGTTAGAACTATCGGACTGATCAAACCTATAAGTAAAACCTTCTCCGAGAGTTAGGGTAGCTTGTCGAACACCATCTACAAAATAATAATTAGCGCCACCAACATTTTGTACTGTTATTACGAAGGTTCTAATTACCGACATAAGGAGTTACTCCCTATGCTATTCTAAGTATAGCGTTAGATGCGTCTGCTGCTGGAAATTCAATTGTGAAAGTTCCGTTTGTTACAACTTTATCTCCACCAAATGCGATAGCACAAACAGATGGATCACCTGATGCAGTATCATTAAAAATTAAACAACCGTTAGCTGTAAATGAAGCTGATGTAAAAGAGATGTTAGCAAAATCACAAACTGCTGTATCACTAGATAAAGCGGGTGTTACATTTGTTAACGCTGCTCCTTTGGTAGTATAACCATTACCATTAGCTACTTCTGCTGATGTGGTATACGCTGTTGTTGTTTTACTTAAATTGGCACTACTTGTGTACAATGCTAGTCTAAAAGTATTGCCACCTTGTGTAAAATTGTGAATTGCTCTTAAAACTTCTGTTTTGAAAGTGTTGCATACTGCTGATGTTATTGCCATAATTTTTATCTCCTAATTTATTTACGGTGAAGGTGATTTGACTTGTATCCTAACAGTACCGTCAGTGTAATCGTCTCGTCTTCTTC